CGTAGTTGCCAGCAGCCAGACGCCCTACGGCAGCCTCGCCGCCCTTGAGCGACACGCAAGGCACGAGAGCCCCTGCGGATAGCTGCCCAAACGAAACGGCCGCTGTGGACACCGTGGACAGGTTACGGGCGAAGAACAGGCCAACGCTAGACATCGTGGCCGTTGTGATTGCCACAGTGCCGGCGGCGTTGGTCCCCGGCGTGAGCGTCAGCGTGTTGATGCCGCTGGCGCTGCAGTCAGCAGTGACGCCAGACGCCACCAGAGCTTGATTGAGCGAGCCCTTGGCTAACTGGGCGTTGATATTCCAGGTGAGATCAGGCATGGCTGCTCCTACTGCTGTGTTGGCGTTCCGAAATATTGCTGAAAGTTCACGGCCTTGTGCACGCGGCGAACCAGAATAGTTGGTGCCCCGCTTGAGATGGCACCTTCCGTCGTGAGCGGCTGCGGATTGCTAGACGGCACCTTGTCGCCGCTGTCGGTGTCGATGACGTAAGCCCGTTTCTTGGTGCCGCCGTCCAGGTAATTCCACCCGACGTTGGGCAGCTGGAGCGGCCACCCGTCAGGGCGATACTCCAGCGTCACCTCGACTTGCCAGTAGCGGACCTCGACTTCGTTTACCACCTCGACGGCAGGCGTGGCTGCGATGCCCGAGCACTTCCATGTGTACGGCTCAGCCCCAAGGTACGAAGACGAGTTTACGGCGTTCGTAACTGTCGTGGCCAACCCGTAGTCAAACGTCTGGCGGTTGCCGCTGATGGACGCTTGCAGCGTCGAAATATCCGCCTGCACGCCCTCAAAGAAATCCTGAGCAGAGTTCTGGAGGGGCGTAAGAACGTCGCCTTCCTCGTAGTAGTAGAGCGCCGGCACTTGCAGGCCCCCGGTGCTCCACTTCCAGATGTCTGCTCGAGCCAGCGGGTTAGGGTCTACGTTCTGCTGCTTGGGCAGTTCGTAGTCCCACGTCACTTCATAGTGCCAGCGTGAGCCGTTGTAGTTGGCGACGCCAACATTCATGGCCTTGCAGTATGACGCCTCTGGGTGGGCAGCCAGAAACGAAATGCCAGGAGCATTGGCGATTGCTGTCTGAGGAGTCGCCGGGTCGTCCACCTCTACGACGAACTTGCGCTGAAAGGTGGGAGCTTCGCCAAACTTCCGCGAAGCGGCGACGGTGGCGAGCTCGGTGTAGGAAAGGATGGCCATCAGGCTGCAGCCCCCAAGATGTCCACCTTTTCCTGCTGCAACGCTCGAAGCTCAGCACGGATTTCGTCCAGTTTCTGCGTCTGCTTGCGATACTCGGCAATGGCAGGATCTTCTCGCCCCGACGCCAAGGCCAGGAACTGCGCCATGCCCTCGCTTGAGCGAACGTCTCCGGCCTTCAAGGCTTCGTTGGACTTGCCGCCGAGAGCGGACTGACGTTCAGCAACTACCTTGTCGATGTCTTCCTGCTTGGCGGCCATCTTCTCGTCAACCTTGGCAGCGTCCTCGGCTCGCTTGCGGTCTGCTTCAATCAGTTTCTGCTCGTTCTCCCTTCGGGCGGCGAGCATATTCATTTCAAAGTCAAACTTTTCTTTTTCTTCTTTCCTTTGTGCGTCAGCAATTGCTTCTTCGTTGGCCCGCCGGGCTTCAAAGATTTGCTGCTCTTGATTCGCGCGTTCCTGGGAAGACTTTTTGTCTGCATCGGCAATCGCCTGCTCGTTTGCGAGCCTTGCCTGATAAATCTGTAGATCTAGATCAAGGGTGTCTTTTGCTTCAGTTGGCCCTTGAGCCGCTGCCGCGTCTGCCGCAGCGCCGGCGGCAGGATTCTGGCCGCTTGCAAATGCCCGGCCAATGATTGGCACCTTCGACATAAAGGTGTAGAAATCCTTGATCTTCTGGCTGGCCCAATCAATCTGCTCGCCTATGTAGCCAAAGGCAGCATTCATGCCGCTGCGGATGGCTTCTACGACGTTCGTGAGCCCGACGATAAACGGAGAGAGGAAGGTTTGGACAACAGCCCCAGCGACTTTGAGCACAATGCCAAGGGTTTCGCCAAGCACGCCAACAAGCTTCAACACGCCTTCCACGACCGTCCCAAGCAGCGTGGCCACTGGTGCAAATGCTTGAGCGATTGGCGACACAATCGACGTGACGCCTTCAACTACGCCGCTGATGCCGTCCGTAAAGCCAGCAAGTCCAGACTGAACGGCCGCAAAGGCTCCAATGAACGGCGTCACGAACACGTCGGCCAGCCCAGCAAATGCACTCTCGGAACGCTCGCCGGCAGCAGTCGCCTCTTCCATGGCAAAAGCTAGGTTGTCCACCTGCTGGGCCTGCACCTGGCCAAGCTCAGCGTTTAGCGATTCCAGCGCGACGGTTCCGGCAGTGATTCCGGCTGCCATCTCAAAGGCTCGGTCCTTTGCGTTCAGAAACGCCTTGCCGAGATTGATCGCCAGCAAGGCACCGCCGATGAGCGGATTGCTCAGCCCCAGCACAGCAGCTGCAGTAGTTCCAGCGGCACCTCCACTAAGGGCCAGGCCGACGCCAAGAGCCTTGGCGGCCAGAATCATCGTGCGGGCGGCCATGGCACCCTTAAAGGCACTGATGGCAAAATCCTTGAGCCCAGCAGGATTACGAATGGCACTGAGCACTCGCCATTGGGTGTACGTCCACGCGATGTCTTTGCCAAACGCAATGACGCTCACGCCAGCATCCGCCACGCTCTTGGTGGCATTGCCAATACCGCCAATCGCACCACTCAGACCGTTCACGACTCGCTCAGTGACGCTGGCCGCTCGGGCCATATGGTCGGTGCTCGAGGTGGCCGCCTTGAGTTCTGCGTCGGCCTTGGCAACGGCCCTGCCGTAGACTTCTTGCGACAGAATGCCTTTCTGCATCATCGCGTCGAGCTTGCCGATCGTGTCGGCGTATTTCTCGGCGGGCGTCCGCAGTTCCGCCGTGATCTTCGCCGCCTGGCGAAACTCAGCAGCCGTGGCCTTTGCACTGGCCCCAACCTTGGCCAACTCGCGGTCTGCCTGCGCAACGCCGGCTGCTACGCCATCGGCGTTCGCGCTCAGCTGAAATGCTAGGTCAAGTTTGGCCATTGTTCTGCGGTCTTAGCTTTCCGAGCTCTGCGGCAATCTCAGCACCTGTCATCGGCGGCCGACGAATCGGCATAAAGTCTTCCGGTTTTGGTGTCCTGCCTTTGACGTGCGGGGCTATCGTCAACGCCGCCAGCGTTCCAGTCTGCTGCCACTCCCTGCCAAACGGCTCCACGTACCTATCGAACGCCATCCACTCTCTCAGCAACGTCACCGGCATCGCGTTGACGTATTCCCAACTCCAGCCAGTCGCTAACGCCAAACGAAACAGGAAGGCCCGGTCTGGCCGGGCTCTCAGTTTTTTGCCAGTTCCTCAATCGACTCATCGGAAAGGTTGTTGTGTTCCATGGCGGCCTGCCAAACGCGATTCACAACCTTGGCAGACTTTGCCGCCAGCTTCGCAACGTCGCCGTTGTCAAAGAGCCGGTTGCCCTTATCGTCCACAAGGCACCGCACTAGAAACTTGGAGCGGAAATCGTCAACGCCCGTTTCCTTCTTTCGCATCCATTCGTTTTCGTAGGCGTCACGCTCTCCCACGCTCATAACTCTCACGTACACATCACCACCCCATTCGGGCACAGTGAGCTTGAGCATTCCCAAATCGTCAGCGGCAAGAATCTGGTCTTTTGTCAGAGACGGCATGGCTACTCCGTAATCTTGAATACAGCGGTCCACTCCTGCAGTTCACCCACGCTAGCATTCCACGCAAGCGATTGAAGGATGCTCTTGCTAGAAGAGAACGACGCGCCGGGGGCCGTGATGGAAAGTAAGCCCGTGGTCGTGACGTACGACGTATTCATTGCCGCTGTGCCACGGCATCGCACGGTGATGGTGCCATAGTCGCCGTCTGCGGACTTGAAACGCTTGTCGCGCCCTTGGTAGCTCCTGGGCGTTATCTCAACAACGTCCGCAGACACGCCGTCCACGGAAATAGAAATCACCTCAGAAAGCGCAGTGCTTTTCCAGGTGACGGTCGTGCCCTGCGAGACGTTCGCCATGCCGTCCCTCGGCTATGAACGAACCTTGAACGTCAGGGACTGCTTGACCAACTCACCAACGGCGTAGGCCACGCTCGAGCTCGCACAGATGGCGGTGTACGTCGTGCTGGCAAACACGAGATTGCCGCTAGTGCCAACCGCCACGGTTGAGGTGCCGAGGGCCTCCATGCTGATCTCGTCATCCTTGAGCGCCGGGGTCTGGTATCGTCGCCCCGCACCGGTGGCAAGGCCCAGGTGCGACTCGTCCAGCAGATCGCCGCCGGGCGTGACGGTGACGCTCGTGACGGTGTACGTCGAGCTAGCAAAGACAAAGCTATTGCCCTGCGAATCAGTTGCCATCGTGGCCTCTCCTAGTGAGTTATGGGCGGCAAGCCCTATTCACAAACTAGGCGACCAATAGGCACCCCTTGCAGTTACTCCACGCCGTCTATGGCATTCTGCATGACGGCTTCAAGGTTGGCTTGAAGGGTTGCCTTCATGGCCGCCTTGTTTTGGTAGTAGGCCAGCCACGCAAACCGGCGGGCCACGACTTTGCCACGCCCGGCACGAGGGGGCGTGCCAAGTTCCAGATACGGGCTGTGCGGGGCCACGCCCGACTTGTAGCCAACAAGCCCCACAACCGTCAGCCGGGACTTGCCGCCATATTTCCGCACCACAGTCCCAGGCGATGAACGCAGCCTGCCAGTGCGAACCTTAGCCGCTAAGACGTTCTTGCGAAGAGCCCACAGTGCAGGCTGCAGTGCGTGCTCTACGGCCTCCACCACCTCAGACGGCTCAACCTGAAAGGCGTCCGCCAACGCTTTCTCTTTGAGCCAGCGGGCATCTTTCTGCGTCGTGTTGATCTTGAACGTGACTTGGCGGGCCATTACGTCGCCTCGTTGATGCGAAACTGAAACGACTGCACCACTGAGTAGTACGGCAGCATCTGGTCATCGGCGGGCAAGTCCACGCCGTCAGCCTCGCTCTGCAACGTGCTCCGCTGGATCGTCACGCCTGCCGTCGTGCCAGTCCAGCCATCCACCGCCAGGCGTACCGCTCGAGCAATCGACTTTACCGACGTGTACGACGTGCCGTAGGTGGTCAGCTGCAGCGTCACCACGGGGTTGCCGACGTTGCCAGCAAGCGACTGGGGACGCTCCACGGCAGTCCGTTGATACACAACGAGCGGCAGCGGCGCGCCCTGTGGGGCAATCAGCGGGTACACGCGCGTGCTAATGAGAGAAGAGACGGCCGTGCGGCTCGTCAGGCGTGCGTACAGAAATGCTTCTGGGGCTTCGGGCAGGCTCATGGCGTGTTCCTTATGCCACCGTTACCGGATCTGAAAGCGGTCCATCCCCAACGGCGTTCACGGCGCGGACTTGCATCACGGAACCGACTACATACGTGTCCGAACTAGATTCGGTCCACGGATTGTTTGGGTCGTCAGGCTCCACCAGAACGCCGTTTCTGTAGAGCTTGTACCCCGTGAGAGCAGAGCCGCCGTCACTGGGAGTTGTCCATTGAATCAGTTCCGTATCCCTAGCCGTGTAAATCACAGGAGCGGAAGGAACAGTAGGCACGAAAGATGCGTCTCTTTTTTCAGTGCAGACGATTTCCTGATAATCCAACCTGTCGTGTTCCGTTATTTGGCCGATCTCCAGAACTCTGTTTCGGTACACAATCCGCATGGCTGACGTAAGGCCGTTGAGGTAACGAATCCGCACCTTGTGGCTCATGAATCCAACGGCTTCGGCGTACCGCTCAGTTTCTCGAGCCGACAGCGGCTGCACGTCGGCCCACACGGTGGCAAAAGTGGACCACGTTAGCACCGGCTCGCCAACCTCGTTTGC